GCAATCTTCTCGAGCTCATCAAAGAATGCGGCGGAGGAAATCATCAAAGCTGTTCTCCTATGTACTTTGCCGCTGCGTGCTTTATGTAATCGGGAGCATCTTTGGTAGCTCTGAAAGCTGTGATCAAAAGTTCCGCTCTCTTCTCCGCCGTCTTCTCCCCTATACCTGGGAACTTTGCGTGTACCTTCCGCTGGACGAGTGCCTTTTCCGCAGGTGTTCCATGCTGTGCTACACGTGCTAACGCATTGCGCGCATGGGCCAAATCGGGAATAGGATACTTGCCCTTAGAACTGCCTACAATCTCACTAGCTACTCCAATATTCTTTGCCTTCTTCTCCGGGATAGCAAACTTGCTGGAAGGTAATGACTCTCTCTTCTTCAAGGTCAAATCTGCTGCTACCTTTCCTTCAAGTTGATCAAAGACAGTTGAATGCTTAGCTTTTTCCGGGCCAAATCGTTTCCAAAACTCTTTCTTTTTTTCTGGCGGCATTTTACCCATGAACCTACCCTCGAACTCGCCCTTCTCTTTCCCTGAGTGCAGGTTGTAAACCTGTTTTGCCAGCTTTTGTTTCACTGTAGCAGTCTTAGACTCTGCATCTCTACTACCCAAACCTGGGTCTCCCGTAGTTTTGATCTCACGGGGTACAAATGGTGTAGTAGGTTCTGGCTTACCCGTAGATGACTGAAAAAGCTGCTTCCCTGACTCCATCGTCGAGGTGCTAGCTACGGTAGAGGATGCAGTAGGAAGTTCCGCTGGTGTTGTCTTCTTTGCCACTGCCTTCTCCGGGGCATCTAGATACTTCTTCACCGGCCCATCATCAGGTAGCTCAGGTTCTGCATCTCCTTCCACAGCCACCTTGGTAAGCCCGAGTACTTGTTCCAACTGTTCAACGGAGAGGGAGTCATAGAACTCTTTCAGTTCCACACCGGCCCGCTTCTCCATACTCTCTCCGTATAGGTTGCTCAAGAATGAGTCCATTGATCAATCTCCTGTGGCTTGTGGTATACTGCTGATTCTTTGTTGAAGCTGACCGACACTAGGCAATCCTTGTTCTTCCCGTCGAGACTGGTTGTACTGCTTGACCTTACGAACCAAGTATGGTGCAGAAATCGTAGGAAGCCCCAGACCAAGAGCATAAGTACCGAACGCTTTAGCTAACTGCTTACGTCCAGTAGCAAGCTGCGCTGGAGAAAAGCCTGATGCTTTCATAGCTTTGAGGCCCTTGAGTGAGGCAGCAATCTCTTCACCAAGGATAGGAGCCATACCTGCGGCTGCCATTGCAGGAGCTGCTTTAGAAGCAGTACTGTCTGGGTCTGCCATACCCGCAGCCATAGAACCGGCTACTACACCGCCCAAACCAGGAAGTCTCAAAGCCCTGGTGACTTTACCCAATCTAGATTTAGCAAATGCATTATGACCCAGCTCGTGTGCTGACAAGTGCGGGCCAGCATTAAAGGGTGTTACTACTAGTCCTTCCTTCAGTGCGTTTTTTGCTGCTGCCAAAGCATCGGCATCTAAACCCTGGGAGAGTTCTGCAGCTAGTTCTGGGTTTGTTTTTGCTTGCTCCAGTAGCTGTACAACAGCTGGGTTATCACTACTAGACAACCCACGAACAAGCTCATCCCTGAACAGACCAGTGTGTCTACGAGCTTCTAGAGACTGCATAAAGCGTGGAAAGATACCGCCTTTGGGTATAGTTCTAGCAGCTCCCACGCCACCCATAGAGCCCATCAAATTTAGATCTTGGAGATTCAGCTGCCCCGCCATTCTCATAACTTGCTCTGGGGCTACTGACTGTCCAGCCTCACCCTTCAGTAAGCTCGGTACTAGTAATTTCTTGTTTGCCAGAATGCCTGCTCCAGTAATGCCTGCTACAGCTAGTGGCGAGCCAACTAATTCTTCCTTGGCCACCTCACCACGCTGCTTCTGCAGAGTACCTCTCAGTTGTGCTTGTACACTAGGGTCACTTAGATCTCGACCTTCAAGAGCCTGTATCTGCTCCTGCATTCCAGCTTCTGGTTTAGACCTTCCACCCGCACCCCATGGACCGTGCTTAGCAAGGTCATAAGCACCAAGACCACCCATTGTGATGGCGCCGGTAGAGATAGGATTGTGAATAGTCCACTTCCTCATACGAGAGAACAAAGAGTCTGCCTCTTTGCGCAACTCATCTACGAAAGCGGCTGCTTTGATCTGGCCAACAGTCAAAACACCTACCCCTTGCTAGTAGAAGACGGCGGCTTAGCTGCTTTGGGCTGCTGAATGTGTATGTTCACAGGAGCCCCACTGCTGCCTCCTGCAACACCAGATGGAGATGGTGGGCCTCCAGGGGCAGCACCTGCATCAGGAGCCATTGGAGGAGTTCCTGGGGGCCCTCCAGCTGCTTCAGGAGGTGCTGCTGGCTGTGCTTCTGTAGTTGGAGCCATCCCACCTGGTTGGGCTGCTCCTGGAGGACCTGCTGCGCCCGCATTGGGGTCTTGACCAGGGAGAGGAGCCACCGGTACTGGGGGTGGTCCAACAGCAGCCGTCGGGTCTTGAGCCAACATATCCATCAAGCTCTGTCTGTAGGAAGTGATAGCCTGGCGGAGAGCAAGAGCTTGTTGCTGCGCAGTCAGTGACTCATCTCTTGCCGCCATTGCCTCTTGAGCCGACATAGCCGCTTGTTCACCAGACATTTGAGCCTGACCCTGACCTTCCGATTTGGCAGCATCTAGCTCTTGGATCAATTGTTGCAACTGATTCTCAAGCATAGAGGCACGTTCTTCAGCAGCCTCAAGCGCCTGAGAAGCCTCATCAGCACGAGCCTGATGGAAGTCAGCCTCATTGCCCTTTTGGATCAATTCCATGATTTCGTCTATGGGGCTAGGCTTCAAGTCTTGAGGGACCTGGACTACTGGATTAGTTTCTGGAGCAGCATCATTCTCATCATGTTGTTCTGGTGAGAATAGGTTAGCGGACCTTTCTCCTTGGCCGGCGTCTACATCATCGTCATTGGTAGAGAGACCATCTCTACCTTGTTCCGCCTTCTTGTGCATCTTATGTAGATGGTCGATGGCACGCTTCATGACATCTTTAGCTGCTGCAAGTTTGGGCTCTGTGAACTGTTCTGCACCAGCTTTGGCACCCAGGTTACCGACCATAGCTCCGATGCCGGGCATATGGATACGTTCACCAAGGGCATGGCCGGCCATACCACCTGCCTGACCGATGGCCTCATTGATCGCCCCGGTGGGTCCTTCCTGCATAGCACCTGAAGCAGCGGCATCACCAATATCTTCTGGGGGCATAATACCCTGAGCAGCCCGGAAGAAGTTACGAAGGCTCCATGCCAGTTTGATCTTAGCAATGGCAGAAGACAACTTAGTAGACATACCTGCAGCATTTGTGTACATGTCTGGTTTGAGTGCTTGCAAAGCTGGTTTAGCTGGCATAGCTCCCAATGCTCTGCTGGCACCAAGAGGTGCAGCTGCCTTACGAGCTAGAAGTGCCTGGCCACCTGCTCCTAAAGCTCCACCTACTGCAGCCCCTGTAAGAGCCCCACCTAGCCTATTCCCCGGCTGGGCACTAACACCTCCCGCAGCTGCACCTACACCAGCACCAAGAGCTGGGATAACCATCTTGGGGTGTCTAGCAGCCATACCCATCAACTTCTCACCTATGCCGGCGATATTGACTGCCTGCTTTTCAATCGACCCGTGCTTTGCTGACCTGTGTGTATCAATCTCTTGCCCCACAGTCTTCCCGGCTACATTCCCTAGAGCGGCACCTACAGCAGTCCTGAATGCCTTTTCACCTATAGTGTGCCCGCCACGGGAAGCAAGAAGACCAGCACCAATACCAGCAGCTGTACCCACACCCTTTCCGATTCTTTCTCCGCGACTACGTCTCTGCTTTGCATGTTGAGCAATCTCTTGAGCAGCAGTATTGCGGATGCCGGAAAGAGTTCCAGCTTGCATAGCTTTGTCAAAATCATCTTGGCTGACAGATACATCAGCAGCCAACTTCAACAAGTCCACTTCTTCCGTGAGTAGACCACCTGAAGCTAGCTTCATGACTATGAAGTGTTCAGCAGCCTTGTCCCAAGGTATTTTCTGGGAAGGAGCCAATAGATTGTAGAGAGTTTCTTCGCTCATGACAGCTCCTTAGGAGTGAACGACCACGCAGTATTTCTGCCCACTAGCGATGGAAGTTACAATGTGTACTATGTTGGTTGAGGTCACTTCCGTTACTACTACCGGAGTAACGGCAGGTGGCCAGCCTAAGATCGAGTTTGCAGTTCCAGCTTTTACTGAGTAACCAATTTTGTCTAAGACAACCTGCCAATTTTGCGGAGATAGACCATAACTTCTCAACTTCACGTTGGCCAGGTTGGCATGTGCTGCTTGAATCTGGGTCAATATGGCGGAGGGAGAAAGACCGGCACTTGTAGAGTCTACAAAAGTAACCGTATGATCTGCCGAACCGTCGTTCACCACAAGGGTTAAGCCGTGTAGACCAAATACAAGTGCCGGAAGAGGACGACCAACAATGGTGCCGTTAAGGAAGTCAACCAACTCCGCCGGGCTACTGAATGTGTGGTAAGTGTACATTTGATCAAATCTCCTGTTTCAAATCTAAAATAAGATCGGCGGAAAAGAAGGCTAAAGAAAAGCTGTAAACTTTTCTTTACTGATTGTATCAGTTATTGTTGTCCTTAATCAAAAATCCTGTTTCCGCAAAGTGCCTGAGGCTTTCTATCAGCCACTTCGCTGCTTCCCTGTTCAGTTCGAGTAGTACTGCCTCGTCATCAAAGCCAGTAAAACGCATCAAGGACACCTTATCCTCATTAGAATCCTGCAGTAGCGAATATTCTAGATGTGGCACACCAATGTCCTTTAGCTCAATCTCTGTAGTACCTTGTTTCGATCTTACTATTGTCTCAGCCATGTGCTCTCTCCTTATTCTCTGGTATCAGGCAACCTTCCCACCATCCATACCGTTCGACCGCAGCCTGGACATATGGGATCAGTTTTTCTACCTCTTCGGCAGTTAGTAGATGAGGAGCCTTATCATACAGCTTGTGGTGTCCTCCACAGATCATCATTCTGTTTTCGGGTTCATTAGGACCTCCCAGTTTCTTGGGCTTGATGTGTCCATGATCTGTTAGGCGGTCATCTCCACAAACTACGCAGCGTCTGTCTTCCACACCAGCTATGAACTTGTTCCTTTGTGCAGTAGCCGAAGAAAGAGGAGCACACTTTCCACGAGGTGGAGCTATATGCCCCTCATTGTGCAGTCTGATCTTAACTACGTTATATGGAACACCAAAATGCTCCGCAATCTGAGCATAGGTATATCCATCATTCGACATCTTTATTGCTTCATCGACTGGAAAGTCTGGGTAGTGGTCACCACCGTTGCGCGGAATATTGAAACGCACCAACTGATCAATAAATGTGTGATATGGAAGTCTTGCCTCAACAGCGGCGTCTGAGGCGTTGTTACTGTGCTTAGCCATCAGATCAACGAAGTATTCTTTAGTAAGCTCAACACCACGAGCTGCTAACCTATCTGCCACGTCGTGCCGTTTATCACCTTCTCGAGTAGGCACTCCAAGCTCCCTAAGTGCATCGAACACTTTGGACTTGCAGCAGCCTATCTTGCTGGCCACTTTCTCCGCCGACATGGGAGAAATATAGGCATCAACAATGGCTTGCGGGTCGTATTTGTTTCTAGGATACCCAGGCCGCTTAGGAAGGCCCATTCTTTTTATGGCATCCCTCACACTTCTAGAATCTGATCCAACAGCTTCAGCGATTTCCTGCGAGTCACAATCGCACATATGCATTTCTTTGATCTTGGCGTAATCGAGTGTACGTGGTCTACCCATAAGGTCTCCTCCTTGTAGAAACCTTATACCATCATCCACCCTCAAATTATACACCATATCGAGCACTAGTACACTCCCTACAAGCCATTAGTAGACTCCGTACCAGCCATTGACGAAAAAATATTCTGAGTGAACGCCACTGAAGGTACCCAAGACCTGTGCGATATTGAGAGCTACTTTACGTTGGACTTTTTCCTGTTCGTACTTAGTCTGGAAGTCTCTGATCCATTGCATCCACATTGGAGCTTTATCACTTACCGCGACACTGATACCACCATCAGAGAACTGCAGGAAGTTTCTAGTCTGCAGGATACCTACTGATTGCATGAGGGCTACAGCAGTTCCCCGGAGGGCGAAGGACTGGTAATGCATTCTGCACATTTCTTCCAGGGTCATGTACCCCAGGTTAGGGGGAGTTCCCGCCCAGTCAGACAGGAAGTCCATGATAGCCCAAGCTATCATTCTATCTGAGTGTTCTTGACCTTTGATCAAACGATTCAATTGAGGATGATCTCGCATAAAGAAGCGGACGGTCTGGATGAAGGCATTGAAGACAGGACTTACCCCAGCTACTCCGTCCAGACCTTGTAGTTCCTGCGCCATCAGGATTTACCTTTCTTCCGTTTCTTTGGTACTTTCTTTGGTTCCTCAGTTTTTGGTTTTTCCACGTCTAACCGTGGGATACGTGGATGTCGAAGCCCCTGGCGATTCCTTGCTAGGTGTAGCATTTTTTGCCTTACCGAAGCTCGGGAGGACTACAACTCCTTGGGCCTCTAGTCTTCTGATGATTGAGCCATATCCTACTTCGTCTGGAAGCTCTTCTCTAATCTTACCTTGCTGATTCACACATCTAGTAGACTTAGGAAATAAGGTCCATCGTTCTACCGGAAGAGCTCTATCTGTATTATTAAAGACTTTCACTTAGGTCCTCCTAACGGCGCCTCTTCTTACTCTTTACCGTTTGATCTTCTACCGGCGTCGAGGTAGGAGTATCTATGGTCAGCACCGCATTGGGGTCTGGGAGCTCTGCAGTCACCTCTTCCGAAGCAGTAGTTGGTGCCGACTCTTCCGGCTTTACTTCTACTGTCACAGTATCAACTGCAGGAGGCACCTCATCTGCTACGGGAACAATGCCAGGAAGACCTTGTGGGCCGAGAGATTGCTCACCACAATCAGGACCAGTCATATCCGTTGGGCCAGGCCCTACCCAATCCTTCAAAGGTACTGGCAGTTCCCCTTCAGGAGCTGCTGGCTTCTCGAATAGTAGCCTCCAGTGGTCTGAAGAGATTGCCTTCTCTTCTACGATTTGATGACCAGGACGAACTACATAGATTCTGCCATCCGGCCTCGAGTCTACATAGTATTGTTCGGGAGTAGTGAAGGCCAGTTGCCCCTCACGAAGTTTCCTTATGATCGAATCCTCTAGAAGATTGAAAGTCGTTACAGATATCTTGAGCGGCCTCTTCGGCAAGACCTTCTGCCCATTTACCCACAAAGCTGCTCTGTGCTGAGTAACAGCTACTGCCCTTTGAGCCCTAGAGCTTTGAGCACGGCACATGTTATGAATCGTGTACATCTTTTCTGCTTCAGCCATTTGATCTGTCTCTCCTGTTTATTGATGCAGTGCAATTAGACTGAGTCTAATTGCGGTGTGTCAAGTTGATCTAACTAAGCTAGATAAGACAACGGGGGCTGGTTAGCCAGCCCCCGTCAGACCAAACTACGAAGGCCCTATACCGGAGTTAGAACATCTCCAGCTGAGGCATGACCAAACCTTCGTCGACACGGTTGTTCTCTGCGCCCAGGTCTTCCTCTGCCTTCGGGATCAAGTTCGACAGCAAGCTGTCAGCATCATTGACCGTTGCATCGGCGGAGTAGAGCTCCAGCTTGCGTACGGCCGCAATGTTGATGACGGATACTGCGATGTCTTCCCAGGACTGCCATGTGATCAAGTTCGCAATCTTGTCGATGTAGAACTTGGTGTTGTTCAGGATGAAGAACTTCCCAAAGAAGTCCGGCTTCGTGAACAAGTACAGGTTGCCTGGACGAAGGATGTCAGTCTTGACCGTGCGGCAGTATGCCCTGCCCAAGAGCAGGTTGTACTTGTATCCCTCGACCGTGGTCTCGGATACGATCTTGTTACCAACGTCTTCCGCAGTCCACTGAAGGATGTCATCCCAGTCAACTTCGGTCATCAGAACCATCTCACCACGCAGACGGTTTCCAGACAGCATCTTGAACATGTTCACGAAGTCTGTCTTCTGAACAGGTAGGGATGCTGATGTGGAACTGGTTGCGTGACGAGCAAGTTCACCCTTGCGTACGGAGAACTCAGCTACCGTGCCAGCCTGAACTGTAGACCAATTCAGAGTGGTGACGTTGTTACCGTTGGCCTCCTGCTGGAGAGCCTGTACTGCAGCCTCGATATGGATGCAGAACTCACGGTCTTCGATCTCTTGGATGTCCTTCACCGAGTTGTCTTCGATCACCTTGGTGATGGGCATTTCGTAAGCCAGAAGTTCCTGCTCCGTCTTCTCGAACTTCTCCGAGGAGATGGTGAAGAAGGCTACCTCTGCACGGGGTGCACGTACGAAACGTGCAGTGGGTTGACCACGGAAAGTCACAGACATTGCCTTGCTCTTTGGCTCAACGTCTACGATCTTCACCAATGTGTCGTGGTTGACGGACCTCTGGCAGTCTGCCCTGGTCACCTGTTGCGGCGGAATGATCTTCCGTGCAAAGGAGACTTCACGCAAACGGTCGCGAATGTATGTACCAGCGTACTCTGCGATCTTCTCTTTACCTTCGCTGCTATCCAGCTTCTGGGTGAAGAGATCATTTAGGATTCTGGAAGGAACGCTCATGTTGATTTACCTCTTGTTAGAGCCTGTTGATTAAACCCAATTAGCCAAGGGTCTTGAGGAACCTTAGCCGACCACCATTGTTTGCTGGCATACGAGTTACATAGCCAAGTACAATAGATCCACCTGGTGCTGCAACTAGACCTGAGCGGTTAACACCGTCAGATAGTGGTTGGATGCCCGTAGCGATGGCTAGAGGGCCACCAAGAGTTAGTCCGCTAGTCGAGAATATGCGGGTGTCAGCTTCGTACGGCTTGTAGTACAAAACTGTCAGCTTGCCGATTGCCTGTACATCGAAACGTCCCTTTTCCGCAAAAACTGCGAAACCAAGAACGCTGTTGATAGAACGAACGAGCTGATAGTCCATATTTAGACTAAGAAACTCTCCGTCAACGATGCAGTTTGGGTTTGTTGGGTTCACGAGTGTCTTGTCAGCCACCGTGAAGTCCCTGCGGCCGATGTCCTGGACATCGGATACGATCTCTAGATTTACGATCATTTGGGTGTCTCCTTGTGATGCTACTGTTGCCTTCGATGCCTAGCTACTGCGCTAGACCCCCAAGCAGATACGACTCCAACGAATTCTCCCCGCTTCCATCTACATCCCCAGCTACCTTGGCCATCTCCCCGTTTGGTGATGTCATGTCAATCGCCTCTTCAATTGCATCGAGCGACCGACCACTTGCATGGGCTTCCTTGATCTTGGAGATACGCTCACCCAAGGAAAGGCCAAGATTGATCTTCTTGTCCTCCATTGTCTGAGCAATCTTTGTGATCCTATCCGCCAACTTGTACCCCTCTAGTGCCTTCTCTGCCTCTGCCAATTTCACCTGGAGTTGGTCCTTCTCAGAAGCAAGCTTCCGAAGGACACCAGGCACTTCGGCATAGACCTGAGCGGCCTGGGCTGCACTGATCTTAGTCTTGTTGTCCATTTGTGTTCCTCCTAGAAACTCGATCCTGTGTTGAACGGCGATGCCGTTCCCCCACCAAGTCCCTGACCCTCTTTTTCCTTCTGCTTGGATTCGACAAGCGACCGAACCTTTTCAGCCCTTGCCTTTGCTTCAGGCGATGCGTCTGAAGCACAACCCTCTTCAGCAAGTTTGCTGAGCAGGGCCCTCGCCGCTACAGCTTGAGCTGCTGAGATTTTCACCCCAGCTTCAGTTGTATTGGAGAGGTTGTTCTGAAGGACAGCATCCGTCGACTTCTTCTGAGCTGGTTCGTCAAGAACCTCACCCATCCGCTCTTTTGGCTCTGCCTTCGCGTCACGCTTAGTGTAGTCTCTTGCTGCTTCATTGCTATCGATCAT